AAAGCGTTCCTTGCCAAGGAGATTATGCGCAAGGGCTATAGGGCGAGAAGCTACAACGAGAGTGAGAACAAGTACATCAAGATTTCGACATACCTACGCAAATGGTGGGGAAATATTGTTTGGCTCGAAGGTACAAGCCAGAATTACATCGATCAAATAATGGACTATACCGAAGATGCAGAACATGATGACGCACCTGATTCCGCGTCCGTTATTTGTCGATACTATGACAGACGTTCAGCGGCTACATACGTCTCACCGTTTGGCTGATAATAGATTTATATAAGCTGCATACAAACGAGCGTGTATGAAGCTGTGAGAGCGTGTAGGGGGCCAATATGAACGGGATAAAGATTATAACGCCGGGAGATTTGCGTCGGCTTGAGAAATACAAGCGATTTATCTGTCGTGACTGTGGCTGTGTATGGGAAGCTGGCGCAAGCAAGTACAGGTATGTCGGGACACAATGGGATGGCGATTCATGGGAGTGCCGCTGTCCGACATGTGGGAAACAATGCTACACGGAGGAATAGCCCATGCAGACCTATCAGGAATTTCAGACAGCGGTAAGTGAAAATAGATTGACGGCGTACATTGGTGAAGCAATTAGGAAGCACATCAATAGTGATGAATACAAGCTGGCAGTAACAGCTAATGAGTATGACGCACAGCGCAATATTACGATCAATCAAGCATCGCGGTATTTCTACAATCTGGCTGGTAAGAAGGTTGTGGATTTTACAGCGAGCAATAATCGTATTGCATCCAACTTTTTCCATCGTCTGAACAATCAGCGTTGTGCATATAGCCTTGGCAACGGCATTACATTCGACGAGGAAGGAATCAAAGAGCAGCTTGGCGACAAGTTTGACACAGATGTTTTCATCCTTGCTTCCTATGCGCTTCGTCATGGAGTGTCGTTTGGCTTCTGGAATGTTGATAGGCTGTATGCATTTCCTTTGACAGAGTTTGTGCCGCTGTGGGATGAAGCAGACGGTAGTTTGCGTGCCGGTATACGCTTCTGGTGTTTAGACCCGAAGAATAAGCCTACATACGCTGTGCTCTATGAGGAAGATGGTTACACCAAGTATGAGAGTGCAAGCAATATTGGTCTGACAATGCGCGTAACGGAAGAAAAACGTGCCTATCGTCAGACAGTGCAGCACACGGAAGCTGGCGGCGATGAAATCATAGGCGAGTACAATTACAGCGCATTGCCAATTGTGCCGTTGTACGGCAATAGAAATAGGCAGAGCACATTGGTTGGTATGCGTGCTGCAATTGACAGCTATGATCTGATTCAGAGCGGCTTTGCAAATGATCTTGTAGACTGTGCGCAGATTTACTGGATTATTGGCAATGCACTGGGCATGGATGATACGGACGTTCAGCGGTTCTTGGACAGGATGCGTGTAAACCACGTTGTTGTTGCTGATACAGACAATAGCAGCGTCACACCGTATACACAGGAAGTACCGTACAGCGGACGAGAGGCATACTTGAACCGAATCCAGTCCAGCATTTACAGGGATTTTGGCGCATTCAACCCTGAGACTGTTTCTGCTGGCGCGATTACTGCTACGCAAATCAACGCTGCTTATCAGCCGATGGACGAGGAAGCGGATGCATTTGAGTATGAGATCATTGAGTTCATACAGCAGATACTTGCGCTAAATGGTCTGGAAGGAACGCCGCAATTTAAACGCAACCGTATTTCCAATCAGTCCGAACAAGTGACAAATGTGGTTCAGGAAGCGCAGTTCTTGGATGATGAAACGATTTTGTCGCTTCTGCCCAACATCACGCCGGATATGATTCCCGTCATTCTGGCGCGAAAGGACGCAGAGGATGCTTCCAAGTGGACGGAGGAACCCACGGAGGAATAACCGATGCAAGACTATGGAACGCGCACAACTGACCTCGCTGTGAGACGCGCAGAATGGCGCTTATCGCGCGTTTATCATCAGGCTGCGCGGGACATAGAGGAAAAGTTGAAAGCATGGCAGAAGGGCCACGAAGCGCGTGAGAAGCTATACAGGCAGCAGCTTGCTGATGGCAAGATCACGCAGGAGGTTTTCCAAGGTAAGCAATGGCAAGCGCGGAAAGAACAGATACAGCAAGTATTGTATCAAGCAGACCAAGTAGCGGCGAACATTGTGAATGAGGGAAAACTTGGTGTATTCGCTTCCAATGCGAATTACATTGGTTACAGCTTGGAGCATGACGCGAATATCAATACTGGCTTTACTCTGTATGATGAACAGACAGTTGCACGTTTGGTGAAACGAGACCCCAAAATGCTACCGCCTGCAAAGGTCAAGAAGGAAAAGGCGTTCACGTATTACAATAAGCTGGTGAACAGTTGCATCACGCAGGGCATTGTACAGGGTGAAGGAATCCCAGATATTGCCAAGCGAATAGCCGAACGCACCGGCGAGAGCAGTTACAAAAGTGCTGTGCGCAATGCTCGTACTGCGTATACTGGCGCACAAAACGCAGGACGCATTGAAGGTCTTCATCAGGCGCAGGAGTTAGGCATTAACGTACAAAAGCAATGGATGGCAACGCTGGATAATCGTACACGTGATGCTCATGCCGATTTGGACGGGCAAATACGTGATGTGGATGAACCGTTTACAGTAGATGTAGATGGGGTAAAAATGGAAATTGATTATCCCGGAGACCCAAACGCAGACCCAAGCCTTGTGTATAACTGCCGATGCACACTTGTGTATATTTACCAAGATTTTGAAAGTAACAAGGAACGTCGAGACAATGAAACAAAAGATATTATTGGTGATATGACTTATCGTGAGTGGGAGGCGATGAAAGGTGGCAAATACTGACTTAACGGATAATACTTCCGAAGTCTTCTCCATGCTTGAACACGCCAAAGCTCGTGCGCTTGAAATAATCGGCGGTAAGATCGAAAGTTATGCTAAAGGTTTGTGTCCTGTTGATACTGGTGCGTTGAGAAACAGTATCACGCATCAGGTTGATGGTGATACTGTAGTGGCTGGAAGCGCCGTATATTATGCTCCTTATGTCGAACTTGGTACAGGTAAAGAATATGACCCACCGCCCGAATGGATGGAGAATAACGCGCAACGTGGTGCTGGCATTGCAAAGCATAGTGTGAAGCCGAGGCCATATCTTAGGCCAGCGGTTGAAAACCACGTTGATGAATACAAAAACATCATGGAATCTACGTTGAAAAACGCATAAAGATTTGGAGTACACAATCAAGTCTATGCGAGATCTCCATAGGGGCAAGATACTCCCGAACCTCGCAACCGCATAGCATTACAATAAATCCAGCGCCCGCAGAAATGCCGGTGCTGTTTTTATACAACCTGTTCCGAAAGGAACAACTTCATTCAAGGGTAGCACCCGTAACAGCGAAAGGAATGAAAAGCACATGAAGCAGAACCAGTTTAACCTCAATCTCCAACTGTTTGCCGAACCCGGAGAAGCAGCCACTGAGCCCAATGTCAACTTTGAGGATATTCTGAAAAAGTATGTTGGTGAAGATGGCAACATTCCGGCTGATAACATCGCAAAAGCAGCCCACGCGGTAGCATCCACTGTTGGACGTTCCTTTGTCGACAGGAAGCGTTACAACGCCAAGCTGGATGAAATCACGCAGCTTGAACAGGACAAGAATACCGCAGAGGACAACGCGACCAAGGCAAGCAAGTGGGGGAAAAAGTACAACGACGAGCACGAAGCCTTTGAAAAGTTTAAGGCTGACACGGACGCAAAGGAAACGCTGTCTAACCTAAAGGCCGCGTATAAGCAGCTTTTGACTGAATCGGGTATTGACCCGAAGCGTCACGACACGATCATTCGCGCCACAGACTTCAAGGAAATGAAGCTGGGTGATGATGGCAAGCTGGAAAACGCCGCCGAGCTGAAAAAGGCCATCGAAACGGACTGGTCTGACTTCAAGGTTACCACGCACACCGAGGGCGTAAAGGTTGAAAACCCGCCCGCCAACAACGGCCCTGCTAAGCGCACCAAGGACGAAATTCTTGCCATTAAGAATACCGCGGAGCGCCAGCGTGCAATGGCTGAGAACCATGAGTTGTTCGGTATCTGACAACTCAACAGAGAAAGGACATATTATGAACAAGCATTTTGATCTTCTGAATAACTTCAAGCTTCAGCTTTTCGCCGACGTGACTACCGACCCTGAGACCAACGTTATTACCACCGCGCAGATGGCGAGGGTGCGTGAGGTCGACTTCATCCAGCGGTTTACCCATAATTCTCTGGATAAGCTGATCGAGGCTCTGGGCGTGACCCGTCAGATTCCCATGATCGACGGCACTACCATGTACACCTATACCACCACTGGCACTCTGCAGAGCGGTTCTGTGCCTGAGGGCGAGATTATTCCTCTGAGCCAGTATCAGCGCAATAAGACCCCTGTTGGCGAGATCGCGCTGAAGAAATGGCGCAAGGCTGTTACCGCTGAATCCATTCTCAAGAGTGGTCGTGAGGAAGCCATCATCGCTACCGATGAAAAGCTGCTGAGTGACGTTCAGAGCGGCATTCGCACTGATTTCTTCAACGGCGTTAAGACTGTGGCAAGCAGCACCACCGTTACCGGCGCGACCCTGCAGGCTGTTCTTGCTAACACTTGGGGCAATCTGCAGGTGCTGTTTGAGAATGACAGCGCGGACATCGTGCATTTCCTTAACCCGCTGACCATCGCTGACTATCTGTCCACGGCGACTATCACCATGCAGACGGCGTTCGGCTTCAACTATGTCGAGAAT